TGAAAAGTAAAATAAAAAAAAATATTTTTTTCAAAACTTTTTTCTTTAAAAAGAAAGTGAAAAAAATATTTTTTTATTTTTTGTTTTTAAATTCCCAAAAAGTATGGTGTTACTTTAAAAATTTATGTAGAGAGTATATCCATTTTAAATCAATCGACGGGGTAGAACTCTAAAGTAACACCGTGTTTTTTCGAACTTTTTATGTAGAGAGTATGTCTATTTTAAATCAAATGACGAGAATTTTGTAAAATTTTGAAAAGTAAAATAAAAAAAATATTTTTTTCAAAACTTTTTTCTTTAAAAAGAAAGTGAAAAAAATATTTTTTTATTTTTTGTTTTTAAATTCCCAAAAAGTATGGTGTTACTTTAAATGCCTTCCACGTAGCATGTACAAAACATACACATAAAGAAAAGACCCGTCTTTACCACGAGTGATACCTAAGTCAAACGAGCAATATAAAAATATTAATTATTTTAATGGACGAGATACGGAGACACCATAACGCGGAGAAGCGGGAACTCATACAGAGAATATGTAGGGAAGGTGACGCCGTGTTAGACGTGGGGTGTGGGTTCGGTGGAGATCTCGGAAAATATAAACAGTGTAAAGTGAATCTCAGTGCGTGTGAACCACTCGAGGATGCACTGGAGGAAGCCAAATCTAGGGCGAAGACTTTCAAGATGCGCGTGAATTTTTATCTTGGAGACGTGATGTCTACACCAAACCGTAAGTACGATGTCGTGTGTTACAATTTTTCACTTCACTACATATTCGCGAGTGAAGACCTCTTCAGAAACACGACGCGCGAGATATCTAGGCGCATGAAACCCGGTGGGAAATTGATCGGCATCATACCCGATTCAAATCAAATCATATTCAAGACTCCACTCAAATATGGCAAGGAGAGTTTCTTTCTCATGAAATCCTCGAGTCACGGTGGATTTGGTGAGAAGTTGTTCGTGCACCTAGAAGAAACGCCGTATTACCAAGACGGCGCGAAGACGGAACCCATAGCACACCGCGATATATTAGTCACTCGTTTAGAAAAAATAGGATTTAGACTTCACTCGTGGGAACCACTCTCGGGGAACCCCATTTCAGAACTCTACTCTAAATTTATCTTTGTATATAGGAGATGATACTCACACTGGTACTTTTAATCATAAACGTATTCATATTCATCAACACGAAAGAGCCAGAGAAGTTACGCGCCGTGAAAGAACGATATACAATTTTAAGGCGACACATACATGATTCGGGTGATCCAGAATTTGCACACCTCGTACACGAAATACCCATAACCGCGCATCACAGGCCGCAGCAAGGAAGCGTTGGATACAACATCAACAAAGGACACGAGATAGGTTTGTGTATAGACGGTGAAACCAATGAAATCATGCACGTGTTGATTCACGAACTCGCACACGGGTGTGTCGATGAGTACGAACACAGTTCAAGTTATTGGGATAAATACGATAAACTCAAGTCAATGTGTGTCGCCATAGGTATATACCAAGAGATACCAGAAAAGACTAAATTTTGTGGTAAGCACATTCAGGATAAATAATGTAGGTATAACATAATATGAATAGAAGCCTCTTTACTTTCCTTTTCATGTGGGTTGCGGTCATCGTCATCATGATGAGCCCAGTTCTCACAGAAAAGACGAACGAACGCCAAAAACCATGGATCACGTCCGCGCTCATACTCGGATTGATTCCATTGACGTTGAATTTGATCGCGCGCGGTGGGTACGCTCGATACATAAAATTGAATAATTTGGGTGTGGATCACAAATTCATGTTCTTGGCGTGTGGGATCGCCTACGCGTTTGCGTCTATATTTATAGTGTCGATACCAAAGGTGCGAAAAGACATGAACTCGTTCGGTAAGGATATCAGCAGCACCGGAAATTCTTTGGCGCTGTTGATACCCGCGTTTATCGCCGGGTTAGTTGGTGCCAACATATTCAATGGTGGCAGTAGGTATATATATCGTTTGATGTATTAAGCGTATCGCTTGAGAACATAGAAGATAGCCGCCGCCACCCCACCGGTGGCCGCGAGGCCGACCATGCTTCGATGTCCCTGTTCATTCAAGAACTGGGGCATGTAATTGGCGAGCTTTTCCTGAACAGGCTTACTAATGGCAGCCGCAGTACACGCCGCGACGACGACGGCTTGCATCTGCTCATCAGTAAGGTTGAATGGATTTTTAGTTTGCACCGCCATTTGTGGCTGTTGCTGTTGCTGCTGTTGCATGACCATGGGCTGTTGCATGACCACGGGCTGTTGAACTCGTGGGTCGGATTCCATCATAGGTGGTTCGAGTGGCATTTCTGGGTGTCCCATGATATCGGATATCGGCGTGGAATCCATGGTCATTTCTTTATTTTGACTCACATTTTTTTCGTGTTGATTACTTTGCACGAATGATGTCGTCAGAGGAACCATACCATCATCATTTTCGGAAAGATTCAACGTCCGCACGTCGGTAGACATTTATGTATGTTGATTTTTTTGAAATGCGTGAGTGACGCGATTAAGTTTTACGTTTCGTCACGGTGAGACGTGTTTTCTTAGTTGCATTTTTTGCGTCGGCCTCCTGCTGTTCCAGGTACTTTGGATTGTATGTTTTTTTGTGCATGTTCCACAACTGCGGACTCCCCACCCTGAACCCGTTTCTAATCTTAGCCTTGTACCAAAAAACACAATCCGTTATTTTGTTGCTTTTCACCGTGTTATCCAAGACGAGACACTCGTAATTTTCTGTGCACGCATCCATCACCTTACAAAACATGTCGAACGATGGAAATATACCAAAGAAAGATTTATAGAGTTTTTCTCTGTTCTGTATGATGTTTTCTCTGAGTATGAATACATAATCTACGTTAGCGCGCAACGCTGGGGGTAAGTCCATGACGTATTGCATGGTGAGCATAAAAAACACGTTAAAGTGCCTTCCGTTCATGAAACACTGACGTATCCTGGTTTCTTTAATAAATTTCGAGTCATACATACAATCGTCGAGAAGCATGAATGCCCCGTTCGTTCTGTTTTTACCCTTGGTGCCGACGAGTTTTCTCTGCCTGGATAATACACGATCGACCGCCTCTCCGTCGTAATCACCGTAGACGCACACATCTGGCACAAAATTTCCATAAAAATGATTACCCTCTTCTGTGCCGGAAAGCACTATACCAGCTGGTATGTGTTTTTTGTAATACATGATGTCTTTCACTAATGTCGACTTACCAGTGTTACGTTTTCCTATGAAGACACATATTCTATCATCTTCCATTTTCTCCGGATTGAATTTTCGCAACTGAATGTTCATTCTAAAATAGTGTATCGTTTTATTTCACAAAATTTTACTCACAAATAATAGGAATGTCGGGTCGTTTAACGCTCGCCACCAAGGGAATCCAGGACAGATGGTTTACCGAACAACCACAATATTCACACTTTCTTAGTCGATTTAGACGCCACACAAAGTTTGCTTTTGAACAAATTGAAATCCCATTTGAGCGCTTCGAAGAATACGGAAACGAAACGACTGCATTCATACCGACTAATTCGGGTGACTTGTTAAAGGGTGCGACTATTAACGTGGACTTACCCCCACCTAAACCACTCGCCGAAAATAACCGTTCGTTTACACTCACACAGGGTTCCACGGTCGGCGCACTCGATCTCGACGGTGACTCGACCACGAGTCTTAACGTATACCAGGGTATACAATACGTGTTCGAGAGCACGGACGAATTTGAAGTCGTTAACGTCGGTGTGAATGACGTCGTGCACGAGGAAGTGACACCGGGTAATTATAGAATTACTTTGAACATTCAGGTTAACATACAAGGTAATTATGCGAACAGTCGAATACGTTTGAAGAGCGACAATTCGTACGCGATGACGCTAAACGTCAAACAAATACGGTGGGACAAATCGACACCCACTAAAATGATAAAATATGCAGACCTCCTCATAGGTGGGCAGACAATTCAGCGCATCACGGGTGATTACATATACATGTATAATCAATTAATGTATACACAAAACGATTCAGACTTTACACTCGTCGCGACGACGCTTCATAACAGTTATCCGATCATCAACGATGCGACGTATAAACAATACACAGACTTTCAAAAATACAGAGTCCAATTACCCTTTTATTTTAATAGACATCCAAGTCTCGCCATTCCGGTGTGTGGGTTAGACGTACAGATGATCGAAATAAAGGTTAAATTTAAACCCGTGAACGAACTCACGGTTGAATACGATGTAAATACAGGTGTGTATTCAAATACATCCATCACGTGTGACGTGAAATTAAGAAATATGAGTCTCTACGGTGATTTCGTATACATCACGAAAGAAGAGAAGAACTTTATACTCACGAGACCCATCGAATACGTGATAACACAAACTCAACTCGCGGAAATAAAGATGGATCCGGGTGTTTCAAAGAAATCCGTCATGATAAATTTTAAACATCCAGTGAAAACACTCTTTTTCATCGCCAAAAGCGATGTGACTCGCGCACACGTGCCCATAAAGCGGGTACTTTTAAAATTCAACAATCACGAAATCATAAATGCAGATAATCTCATGCTCTCAGCCGAACAGCCGTTGAAGCATTACACGAATTCGATCGACGCGGATAACGAATTCGGTGTATACACGTTTTCTATGAAACCAGAAGTACATTACCCAACCGGACAAGTAAACATGAGCCGTGTCATACACAAACTTCTCGAAGTTGAACTCGATGGTACGAATGACGCACACGCACACACACTTCACGTGTATGCATCGAATTATAACGTACTTCGAGTCAGTGGCGGTATCGCCGGGTTAAAATTTTAGAGGGTAATATTAGTAATGGCCGGTAGGATTCAATTAGAAACCGTGGGTCCACAGGACAGATTGTTCACCGACGATCCAGAATATACTTATTTCATAAAGAACTTCAAAAAACACTCGAATTATGCCAGATTTTACGAAGATCTAGATTTCGATGGTCACCCAGAGTTTGACGAAGAACTACGATGTGTTATTCCACAAAACCAAGGTGACTTGATAAAAGGTTTGAGTGTGAAAATGACACTCGGGGCGATAGATCAAAATCTACCCGGTGCACGTGACCACGTGACGTACTGTGAATCGATAGCGCAAGCCATGATAGAATACGCGGATCTGTATATAGGTGGTACACTCATTCAACGAGTACCATCGGATATGTTCGCTATTCATTCGGAACTCTACGTCACGCAATCGAAACAAGCGGCACTCAACAAGCTCGTGGGTAAACCAAATAAGAACTTTCCGGTATACACCGACTACTTCAAAGAAATACGAGACGACAGAGTGGCGAGTTCTAAATTAGATACTTCATACAGAGTCGACATCCCATTTTACTTTCACGGATACCCGGAATTAGCCATCCCACTTCACGCCATCACGAAACAGGAAGTCGAGGTGGTGATTAAATTTAGAAAGGCGGAAGATTGCATTTTTACAATAAATAACTCCCTCAATGAGTATAGTAGAAGTTATTACATCGGTCAAAATCCCACGGGACTCATCAAGAAGTTGAATCTCGCGTTGGAGATGATATCTTTACAAGATAAGAAAACACCGAAACGTGTGGACTACGTGATCACACAGACGCAAATGAATACGTTTGAATTGAAAAGTGGAGACGGTAAATACGACGCACTACAACAAAGTAACGTACACGCGGTTCAATTGGGTTTCACGAACTCGGTAAAGGAGTTGTTTTTTGTCGTACAGGATAAACTCGACAAAAACCCAAATGTAGAGAATGATTTCGTGACGCCCTATCAATATTCATCGGTCACGAACATAGACAATCACACATTTTTCACGAATAGCGAGCAAGTTAAATACATAGACTTGGATCTCGACGGCGATACCGTCATCGATGAAGTGACGGGTAATGTCGTGCACATTCGAGCGATTCAACCGTCCAAGCATCACTCCAGAACACCTTTGCTACGACGCTTTTACATGTACAGTTTCGCCTTAGAACCGGAACGATGGTATCCAACGGGGCAACTTAATTTTTCGGCCATAAAGAACCAAACACTAAAAATAGGTCTCTTTGACTACCCAAACATAGTAGACAAGCAACTTAGAGTCTACGCGCAAAGTTACAATATACTCCGCGTGGAGAACGGAACTGCAAATTTATTATTTAATACATAATGAAGACAGGTTTCGATTCTACATCAGCGGACAACCCACAATCAGAAGAATACATGCAGGCGATGTCAAACATATTGGTACCCATACTCGAACGAGCCATGTTACTCGCGTGTGAATACTCGAAGGCGTGTGGAAGAAGTGCGATTCTCATGAAAGACGTGGAATACGCGATGAAGTATTGCGCGATGCATGAGGTCGGTCAAAAAATTGGTTCATATTTCCCAGAAATATACGACGACGATGAGGATGACGAAGATGATATCGAAATTTTAGAGGAATGTGAGGGTGATTTCACTCGATATTCAGGTGATGACGTCGGAATGAACAAGATAAACGAATCCTATGATTTGTGGGATTCGTGGGTTCCCATGAATCCGTCAGAACAACTTTTAAAAAATGCAATCGATAGTAATGGACACTGAGCCCGAAGGATGGACGGATACTGAATATAAAAAATTTAGAGTCGGCGAATCGGAATCAGATGATGATTCAGACGAAGAAGATGAAGAAGATGAATCTAAGAAGGGTGGCGTCTCTAAAGCAAAGGGATATCAGGCCAAAGAATACAAAAAAATCCTATTCATAGAGGAACTCGTTTCGGAATAATTTTTTCTAATGGTAATATATAAAATATGTCGACCGCTGCCGAAACCATCACGCTCGTGAGTCAAGAACTTGAATCGCAATCCTTGAATGCCATCGTCGCCGGGTTTTCCTTCGCCGCGGCCCTCTCTTGGATGGACCTCGTCCGCTGGTTGGTTAACCAGGTCGTCAAGGTTAACAAGAACGGTGGTATGAACTACACCCTCACGGCGTTGTTCACCACTTTGTTGTCCATCGTGGTCTACCTCGGCGTCTCTCGTATGTCGACTCGTGTCCAAAAGCCAGCGCAACCAATCTACGCGGTCACTCGTTAAGATTGTTTCTTGGATACCAAAAGCATCACGACTCCGACCAATACTATCAAAAAGATGGATACAAAAGCATCCCATCTCTGCACATCCTCAAATTCGGGTATGTACACAGGTGGCGGGAGTGAATAATCCCGTTCTATTTTAGCCACATTTTCAAGTTTATCAGTCGAACACGTGAGTGCGAGTTTTAACACGTGATTTGCGTTTCTGAAATCGTACGGTATGAGACGCCCATTGCTACTGTAAAAGAATTGTACCCGTATACTCGTGATCGTTTGCTGTTTCCCGGAATCAAAGTTGTGTTCGAGTGTATCGTCGGAACCAGAATAATTCACGACGTCTCCACACGCGAGTATTCGCCCAGTGTAAAACGGTGTGTCTGAATATATAGTCTTGTTAAATTCATCCGAACCACTACTTAACTTTAAAACGAATGCATCCACCCCTTGTAGATTTACACTTCCAGTTTTGAGTGAATTACCCGTCGAATGTACATTATTTGCAGGCAAACCAAGTATATCGTGAGGCGTCGTATACATAGCGGACGACGTGTATCCATTTTCACCTCCATAGAATGCGAATGTAAAATCACTCGCCGCGGTGAATGTTATGTCATTCGTAGTGGGTGCGTGCGTCGCACCGGTGATAATCGTAGAAGATTGCAAGACGTTACTCGCTAAGTCGGTGCCGTCGTAGTTTCCAGTTGGAATCGAGACAATTTCGCTCGTAGATGACGTGTTTATCGTAAAGGTATTATTCCTTTCGTGTATTAACAACTGACTATTATGAATCCGAGCGGACACGAGTGATATCTTAGACACATCGTATACGGGATTTTTGAGGTGTATGACATAATCACCTGGTGTTGGATACGCGATCGGATCACGGTCACCACTATCTATGTCTAAGGTATGGACCTTCATTAAAATACATGGACAATATTTTAATGAGTGTATTACTCTGATTTTCGACCAAATTTAACACAAGTGGTGTGCGTAAGGATTATTCAAAAGTTGACGTTTCGCAACACCCAGACTCGCCTGAGAAGCGTGTGGATTCGCATTTCCCTTGTACGAATTGAGATCATGGAAGCCTGTGTTCGTGTACTGTTGTGTCCACCCACCCGCTTGAGGATTCACACGACCATCGACCCGGGTCGTGTCGCTTCGAACACTCGTGACCATACCACCTTGGTTCAATGGACCGGCGCGAACATTCATTCTACCCGGGTTCGCTGCACGATTCGCTTTACCACGACGTTCATCCGGTCTGAAACCATACTTGGCCAACTCTTCGGTCGTGTACGCACGGCTTCCACCGATCGATACTTCTGGTGAAGCGAGATAACCGTGTGCGTAACTGTGAATACCTGGTTGTGGTTGGTTTGTGTATTGGTATTGCTCCATGTTGCCATCTTTCTTGTTTCTGGTTGGATCCTGGGACACCATGTTCGCGGAA